ATCTCCAAGATACAAGAGCAAATAGACGAAGCTGAACTAGAGGCAGCTAGAGGCGATCCTGTCAAACTCAGGGAACTTCAGGCTAAGAAGTCTTACAAGACTTTATTGGCTGGCCTTGATACCAAAAAGAGGGAACTTAAAAAAGAGCGAGAGGAACTTGACCGCGACAAGGCTGAACACGCATCGCTGATTAAGTCTGCTCAAGAAGCCACGCTCGAAATGAAAATCTTTGAGCTGGCGGTTGAGCATGACCTTAACCCTCAAGACATCAAGGACGCTATGACCGAGCTTAAACTGACAACTCCTGACCAAGCAGAGGCCATAGCGAAGCGACTGAGTGGGAAGCCTAAAGAGCCAGCCAAAGGAACTACGCAAACTGATTCTCTGTTAACTTCTGGCAGCAAAGGATCCCAGGAAGGAAAAACCGCAAGACAAATCTATGCGGATAGCTTCCGGGACAAAAAGAAGTAAAACAGGAGGAAAACTAAATGATTACTGGATATTTTGCCAGCACTGCCGAAATGGTAAAGCTGGTGCAGTCCAAGTTGCTACCCGGCATCGTCCAGGAGATATATGAGGTCGGGCAGCTTATACCCATGCTCCCGATTACCACTATTGACTCCTACACTCTGAAGTGGGCCCTGGAAGCAACACTCCCCGGTGTCTCCGCTAAGAGCAAGGGGGAGCAATACGGCTGGAAGGAAGTCGCCACTTATGGCCAGGGGGAATTGGCGCTGAAGGAATTTGGCGACCAGTGGGCATTAGTCGCAGCAGCCCAGGAAACATATAAGGACCCTAACGACTACCGGGCAGCCATACAGTCCCAAATCATAAAAGGGGCTCTCAGGACCATCGAGGACAAGCTCATCTATGGTGATAAAACCACTTACCCCAAAGAGTTTGATGGTCTGGACAAGCTGTGTGCTGCTACTGGTGGCCACACCTTCGCTGCGGGCTATCAGGATTGCGACCAGGGCGGTGGGACTGTAGGTCTTAGCATCGTGAATCTGCTCGGCCTTATCCATGCCTGCAAACCGCGTCCTGACTTTCTACTCATGCCTCAAGAGATAGTTGACCAGTTGTTCATTCACGCTATGGGCAAGGCCGGGGCTATCATAATGGCTCGTAGTCCTAGCGAGTTCGGAACGATGATTGCGAGCGTCAATGGCGTTCCCATTGTTCCTTCCGATTACCTAAAAGATGAGAACGACAACACTGGTGGCTATTTAGGCTCTGGAAACCTGGTAAGCGTTTACGCTATCAGGAAGGGCTCAATCGAAGATGGCGGAGTCAGCCTTGCCGTTGGTGGTAAAACCGGTGGGCAAGACTTCTTCGAGACTGACCACTTCGAGAAGCTGGAGAACTACAACGCTGAGGGTATTCGAGCATACTGCTACACAGCCTTAGCGAAGGGTAGCACCAAGTCTATATCCCGGGTCCACAGCATCAACAAGACCACAGCCATAGACGCAACCACATAATCATAGGGGGGCGTTTACTAGCCCCCCAAAAAATCTAAACAGGAGGACGAAAATGCCCGATAAATACGATCAGCAATCAGATGTCCGCAAGGGAACGCTGAAGATACCATTGAGCAATGGCAACGCAGCCGGTAATGCTGCCACACTTGAAAACCCTGAAGGTGATGTTATCCTCATTGACAGGGTTGTGGCGGAAATTACCACAGTAGCCGAGGCTGCTTCACAGCTAATGGTAGGAGTGGGCGATAACGTTAACGACAATGTGGAGAACACCGGGGTTGAGCTTCTCAATACCAATGCCCTCAATGTCGGTATCGCTTCCGGCCCGGCTGCTGGAGTTAATGCCAACTGCCGGGTAGCCAAAAAGGGAGCATCGGCAAACGCCTTCATACTCGTTGGCGTAGATGTGCCGGCCAATGCCGATGACCTTGTGGCGAATGTCTTTGTGGACTACATAATTCCTTAACAAACACACTAAACGATAAATAAGAAGGAGGCTGCTATGTTAGATTTCATACTTTATACGTGCTCTTACGGTATGGTTACAGACCAAACCGTAGTTTCTGTTGAGAGACTACATCACACGGATTACAGGTTCGAGTGGTGGTTTCAGACCGGAGATGCACTTATAAGCAGGAGTCGAAGCGTAGCAGCCTACCAGTTCCTGAAAAAGAACAAAGCACCTTATCTGATATTCCTTGACGGTGACATTATATTCACCCCAGAGGACATTGAGAAGCTGCTGGATGCCCTTAATGGTGGTAAAGATGTAGTAGGAGGTCTATACCCGGTAAGAGGGGGTACTTTCCTTGCTCAAAGAGGTTGGAATGGGCAATTCCATATTTCAGGCAACTTAGAGGAAGTTCAATTCGTTTCAACGGGCTTTCTGGGGATCAGCCGTAATATCCTAGAGAAGATTACTCAGGATATGCCAGTTCTCAACAAGGGGGGCTGGAGCGAATGTTATCCCGTCTTTGAAGATGGGAGGTACGAAAACATCTTCATCTCAGAGGATTGGGACTTCTGTAATAAGGCTAGACAGGCCGGGGCGAAGGTTTACGCACACACCGGGATCCAGCTTAAACACCTGAAAGAGAGAGTTTACACAACCCAAGAAGCTATTGAGAGGATGACATGGAAGCCTGAGAAGAAAGATATTTTAGATGACCTGGCTCAGTATCTTGGTAAAGAAGTAAGGGAACTCACTCCTCAAGCTGTAGCGACAAAGGAACTGGGCGATATATGGAACAACTGGGCTGGCACAACCGAGGAGTTCTATAAGGACTCGGAGATCGGGAAACTTTATCTCTATGACCTGGCTTATTTCAATTCAGCAGAGCATTACAAGCAAAGGTGGGCTGGCGTTAAGAACGCGGAGCATCTGCATATCCTTGATGTTGGTTGCGGTATTGGCACAGTCTTATTGGAACTCTGCTGGAAGAACAAAAACCTTGTTGGCTACGATCTGAATGATGCTTTGCTTGACTTTGCCCGGTTTAGAGCTGGCAAGTTAGGGGCAAGGAATGTGAGGTTTACCAACACGCTTCCCAAAGACCTTAGCAAGTTTGATCTCATAATCGCTACGGACGCACTTGAACATATAGAGGACTTGCGCAGCTTTATCCTGAAGCTAGGAAGGGGAATGAAGAAAGGTGCGAGATTATACCACTTCGATTGTTTCTGGGAACACGAAATCAGCCCGATGCACTTCGACCACAGCAAAAATATAGACAAGTGGTTGGAGGAAGCGGGTTTAGTGATATTCGATAAGCGGTGGTGCATTAAGGCTTAAATGTTAGACAGGAAATATGCTAATCAAACTCTACAGAAAACAGCCGACACCCTGGAAGGAATGGGCGCCAAATATTTCATAGACTCTGGCACTCTGCTATCCGCTTACCGCGATAAGGATATAAACATATACGACCACGATGTAGATGTCAGGATACTACCCAACGAAGTCCCTCAAGAGAGAACTTCGGAACTGGTTAAGAGGTTATGGGATGCCGGATTTTATTACATCGCTCAGAACATGGGTGACAGGGCAGAGCTAATATGTCTCGTGGAGATTGAAAAGGCAATAACAATGCTCGACCTGAAGTTTGCCTTTCAGGATGGAAAGTATGTCTGGGTATATGTGTGGGGCTGTAACTCTGCGATTGCAAGGGAGGACCCCAGAGTGCATTGTTACCCATCCCGTTTCTTTCAAAAATTAGAGACAATCGAGTTATTAGGTAGGGAATATCCGTGTCCCTCTCCCGTTGAAGATTATCTAGTCTATCACTACGGCAACAACTGGAGAGAGTTCAAGGAAAGGGCGGATCAGGAGGAAATGACAGATTACAAGTGGTCATCCCTATACTCTCCACCCTGCTCTATGGGGATACATGAATTTGAGCTATTAAGAGCAGGGAAGATAAAAAGGAGGTAAATATGCCAGCAACAAGTCCAGAACAAAAACACATGGCTTGCATGGCTTACGCTTATAAACGACACGGCGAAAGTGCTCTTAAAAGTGTAAAAAATAAAGGGCCTGTCATAAAGATGGCTGGCTCTATGAGTGAAGAGGACTTGAAGCACTTTTGCCTGAGCCCGGTCAGAAAGTAGGTGAAGCATGGAAAAGACATTATCAGCGATTCGCCAAACAGCAAGGCAAATACTCAAAGATGAGTTCGTATCTGGCACCGACTATGACTTCAAGGATGACGAGTTGGATATTCATATCAACGAGGCTCGAGTCGAAATCTCGCAGAGGAGACCTTACGAGGTCAAGGAAACTCTATATGCCAGCAATAAATCAGGCGAAGCAACGGCGACAACGGCCAGCCATCTCATTGATACGGTAAACGCCCAATTCGTGGCCGGAGATGTTGGTAAGACTGTCTATAACAGCACGGACAAGACCACAGCGAAAGTGACTGCCTACACCAGCGAATCTGACATTACACTCGACACCGATATTATGGCAAGTGGGGAATCCTATCACATCTACCACTACGGAGGAACAAGCGGAAAAGACCTGAACACATCTTCGATAACCGGCTTGATGCAGGTTGAAAAAGCTGAGTATAAGACAAGGCAAACTCCACAGAACTTCAGGAATGTTAGGGTATTCGGGGATATTCTAACTCTGGACATTGACTTTACCCCCACCGATGGCGATGAGGTTTTCCTATATTGCTACAAGGTTCACACGCTGACGGATTCGTCATCTACGCTGAAACCTGATCTCGAGGCGGTCTTGGTAAAAGGCGCAGTGGCTAAGGCAGCTCAGTCATGGCTCAATAAGATGCGGGACCAGATTGTGCCAGCTTCTGCCAAATGGTATCACGAATGGGCAAATTCTCATTTAATTCTATATCGAAATTCACTCGATTCAATCACTCCGGCGAAAGGCTGGAAATACTACTAAGGAGGTAAACCAAAATGGCAGTAGGATGGACGAACAAAGGGAAATTCTCGGCACTCGGCTGGGTATTCAGGGATGTAACAATACCCACAAATTTCTATGTGGCGTTAGTGACATCGGCGACTGCGCCGACCTGCGACACCGACACCCTGAGCCAGCTTACCGAGATAGCTGCTGGAAACGGATATACCACCGGCGGTTATCAGCTAACCCCGGGCTCTACCGACTTCGATGTTATCAA